TTTGCCTGTGAATAAATTCTGAAATCTTTATCACTTAATGATTGCTTGATTACTTCACTTGATAGAACCTGTGGTTTCATGTATTCTACAATCATAAGGACTGTTAGAACCTCTATTTCAAAAGGTGTTAACTCTGAAACGAACATGTATTCTTCTTCATCATTCATTACTATTTTTAAATTATTGTTACACTTATAGAATCTTACAGTTGCAGACTTTAGATACCCCATTAACTCTTCATTAATTTCATCATCTGTGATATTTACAGATAAGAAACTATAATCCGAAATCTTGGATAGAAAGTTGTCGAATACTTCTGATACACTTGTTGGATTTACTGGTACTAATTCTGACATTGTAAATCACCCTTAATTATGGTCTACATAGATAATATTTTGTACGCCTGTATCTGTTTCCAGTGCGATGTCGCTAATTGGTGCATTATCATCTAATGAGAACTTAAATTTTTCTTCAATCAAGGTTTTAACATGCAGACTGTCTAAACGTCTTGCACTATATAATTGTTGTGCTCTATTGACAAATGTATTAATCATTCCGTCTGGTAGATTGTCAATGATTCTCTCTAAATCTTCTACTGGATACTTGAACACTTCGTCAAATGTTTCTGGTGAAACAATTCCTTCAATATTCTTATATAATTCAGTTAGTTTAAATTCATCAACTACTGCTCTATCACGAATGATAATCCAACCTTCTAAGAAGTATCGTGGATATTTATTCATCATAGCTACTAATTCGCCATATGGGATTTTATCCTTTTGACCAAATTGAGTAAACTTCCAGAACTTATTGCTAGTTTCAGAACGATAGACAATTGTACCTGTAGAACCACTCATTACTGGAATCTTATCAGTATCAGCATGGCTTGCTTCTTCTTCTAGTAAATCTTCATCTTCTAATCTTTCTGCATCTTTTTCCTCTGCTTTGATTAGCTGTTTAAGTTTTGCATTTGTATATGGATTACCGTTAGCATCGAATTTTAAATCTTCTTTTTCGTAACCGTATTCTTCCACCAAAATGTTAATTAAATCTTGTTTCTTTAATTGTGTCATATTTATTTATCTCCTTTTATCCCCTTGTTTTTTGTCCGAAAACATCATATAATATAGGAGAGGGAAACCCTCTCACTATATCAATTTAGAAACCTACTCTTAGTAAACTTCGAAACCTTGTTTAACTGGTGGTGCAGGTACTAAAGTACCTTCAGCAAGCTTGATGAAGCCGAATACTTTTGTAGTGATGATTGCTACACCGAAACGGTTTGCAATGAAGTATTCTTGCATCATGTCACTAGATACGCCTGCTTGTTGGTCTTGGATGATTGAGTCACCTTCGTTTACAATCTTAACCATTTTGTCAGCAGATTGAGGTAATACTAGTAACATAGAGTTGTCGATTACGAATGTATCAGTATCGTAGTCGTGAGATTGTTCGATTTCACGTAGTTCGATACCTGCGATTTGACCGTAGTAACCTACTTTGTTACGTGCATCGTTCATAGCTTCTGTGATGTTAGAAGGTGCTAGTTGACGTAGAGCTAATTTAGTTCCGTATACTGCTACTTTCTCACCTGTACGAGCTTCAATGTGCATTGCTAGTTCTACTAGGTCTTTCTCTTGTAAGTTACCGCTCATGTGGTATGTACCGTTGTAACGTCCGTAAGAAGCTAATAAAGCTCTGTAGATACGTTTAGTTAACTCACGTTGGAATGATTCAGCGATTAAGCCCATTAATTCAGACCATTGTACACGACCTGCTAAGAAGCGGTGGAAGTCTTCACCGATTTTGATTGCGTAAGTGTCTAAGCTCACTGCGAACTCTTGACCATCACGTAATCTTTGACGACGGATATTACCATTACCATCAGATACTAATGATACTCGGAAGATATTCTTCACTGGTACTTTGAATAAGTTTTCGTCACCCCATGCTAGGTTACGATATTCTGCGAAACCATCAAATTGAGATTTTAAACCTTCTTGTAAAGTTTCATTTACGATTTCTTCTAAAATCTCGAAGATTTCTACTTTATGCTTACGCATAGTTTTACGTGGGATTTCCACACGACCTTTTGCATCTTCGATAGAGAACTCCATTAAGTCTGCGAAAGCTTTACGTAATGTGTCGTTTGCTTCGTTTGCAGAGAAATTCTGTACTCTACCTTTTGCTAGGTCTACTCCTAATTTAACAATAGTTTTACTCATTTTTGTTTTCCTCCTTATAATTTGCTAGAATTAGTTGCGTGCAACTTGTACAGCAAATGCTCCCATAGTTACGTCTAATTCAAAACCTGCATCTTCAATTACTGTGAAAGTAACTTTTGCATCTACAGCTTTGTTTGTTGTGTCTTCTTTTACTAACTTACCGTTAGCACCTGCGATTAAAACATCTCCAACTTTTACAGTGCCGTTGAATAGGTCTGTAGTTAATGTGATGATATCTCCATCGAATAAGCGGTAAGCACGTGCTACTTTACCTGCACGAATACGGAAGTCTGCTAGTTTGTATTTTCTTTCGTCATACATAACCTCTGCATTGTGAATTAAATATACTTCCTTAGTGTGGTCGCCTACCTTAGTTAAGTTTGCTTTCTTAGTCTCACGACCAACTAGTAAACCACCGATTGTAACGAATACACCGTTTGTAATTTCTAAAGTCTTATCTGCTGAATCATGAACGATTACAGATTCTAAGTTACCGTTGTAACCTGCTAATAGTTTATCTTTTCTTACGATAGCCATTATTTTTTCCTCCTAATAATTTCAATTATTTATTAAATTTTTCGAATAAGTCACCATATGGATTATATGATTTGTTATCCTTTTGGTCTTTTTCGTTTCCTAGTTGGATACGAACAGTTTCCTTTTCTTTCTCTTTAGAGAATTGTTTTTTGCTTGCGAAAGCTTTGCGACCTAATAGGCTGTAGCATTTTTCTTCAACTTGTTCTAAAGTGATTTCCATTGCTTGTGCTTTTAGTTCTGCAACTCCTTCATCCTCATCTGTTAAACCTAGTTCTGCGATAGCTTCAAATACTTTTTCTTCATGCTGTGCATCTTCTACTGCTTTCTTGAAAGCTAACAGTTTAGCATTATCTGCTTTAAGTGACTTGTTTTCAGCTAAAAGAGTTTCGTAATCCTCTTGTGAGAATTTACCTTTTTTCTTTTTCTTATCTTCGTCATCTTCTTCTTCATCTTTTTTATCAGATGGAGCTTCATCTTTTTTATCAGCAGGCTTTTCTTCTTTCTTGTCAGATGGTTTTTCTTCATCTTTCTTTTCAGAAGGTTTTTCCTCCTTGTCATCTTTAGACTTAGCTTTGTCTTCTGGCTTTTCCTCTTTAGGAGCATCTTCTTTTTTATCTTCTGGTTTTTCTTCTTTGTCATCTTTTTTCTTCTTAGCGAAGTCAGAGATAACAGTTTCTAAAGCATCACCTTCGATACCTTCAATAACAACTCCTGCTGATTGTAGCTCATCAACTGTAATAGAATATTTTTCTAGTAATTCTTGTAAAGTCAAATTAATAACCTCCTTCTCTTCTTTTAAAGAAACTTTTAGTTCATTCAACATTTGAGAGAACTCTTCTTTGAATGAATCTCTATTTAATGAATAACCTACAATGTTTGCATCTTCAAAGGCAGGTTCAACATCGTCACCTAGTATACATAAAGCAGAGAAAACGAAATCATCAATTCTGTATGCTTCTTCTTCTTCTACCCATTCACCACTAGTTACTTCAATTTCCATTGATTGACCTTTGCCTTTATCTACAACACTGAAAGTCTCTTCATATCTACCTGTCCATAAATAACAGCCGTTGATAACTAGATACTCACGTACCGTACCATCCGCACTCTTAACAGTTTCCCATTCGTATGTAGCTGATTCTGGAACAACACCGTAAGGCTTTGTAGTATGCATAAACTTATATGAATCTAAATCTAATCTACCGCCATGACCTTTGTAGTCTTGATTCTCTACTAAAAACTCACCTACGATTGGGATGTTGTAAATAGTTGGCATCGCCTTATCTACCGCTTCTCTTGGAATGATAGACATGTTGCGATTCTTCCCTGTGTACAACACTCTTACTTTACAGGTGGAGAAAAGTGGGTTTACTTGTTTGACTTCACTAATACTAGATTGGAAGTCTAGTCTCTTTCCCATTTTTTCTTTTCACCTCCTTTAAGCATTAGCGTTAGGCTTATCCTGCCCTCTCGCTGTCTCATCTGAAACCTTTTTAGGGTCTTTCTTAGGTCTACCGTCTTCTGCATTCTGAACGCCTGCTACGCCCTCTGCACCCATTGTGTGAGATGACATTAGAGGAATAAATTCTTCGTGCATTTCTAGTAAATCATTTTCCAAGTAAGCCATGTTCATAGTTTCGATTGGGTCTAAACCAACCACTGCACTAACATGGTTCTTTACTGGAATGCCATATTGAGCGGATGTTAGATACATCTGGAACATCTCATCTCTATTAAAATGAGTTACGTGTAAGATTTGTGCATTGAACATCAAATCTGAAAACTCAAATTTTAAATATCTATTAACCCATCTCTGGATTTGTGTAAGCACTCCAAACACGATTTCTTCATCTGTCTTGATAGACATCATTAAACCCTGTGAAGTTGACTTATCTGCATTGAATAATAATTGAGAAACCCCAAGACCGCTCCATAAGTCACGTTCTGCTTTCGCAACACCGTCACTATCAGCTCTGTCTCTATCGAATTTAACTGGTTCAATTTTCATTGGAGATGTAATTACTCCTACGTTTTCTGGCACTGTATCAGAAGCCATATCGTGGAAGAATCTCATCATCTTTTCGTCAATCATAAAGTCATTGTTATTATCACTGTCTTTACGCATTGGCAATTCTTGTGTAAGAATCATATAGTTTCCTAATTCTTCCTTATCTTTACGAAGTTGTTTGAATCCTTCGATATCAAAGATTGCATCGAATGAACCTGCAAATGGTGGGAATGACTCTAGCATATCCTCATTAATTTTGATACAAATTGTATTTTCTGGACTAAGTTCTACGAATGATTCAAGCTGTGTATTGTTGCCTTTCATTCCTTTAGTTCTCTTCCACTGTCTGTATTTGACTTGGATTTCCTTGCCATACATTTGTAATCTAGTTTCATCTTTTTCAAAATATCTCATGTCAATACTGTAGTTAAATACGCCATCTTCAATAGATGTGATTTGACAAATATTAGCATCAATATGTTGAATGTAGAATGATTTCTTATCTCTGTGAATATATCCAAAGAAAGTATCTTCACGAAATGCGATTTTTAAAACCTTTGTCATTTCATGTCGAAGATTCATAAGCTTTAACAGTTCACCAATTTGAGTATACTGTTTAATAACTTTAGCTTTATTAGCTTTCTTGATATCCTTAATAGGAGCGATAATGTGTGCAAATAACGCCATCCCAGAAAGATAGAATAACAATCTCTGGTATTGTGGACTCTTCGCAAACAAGATATTTGAAATCTCTCTCAACTTCTCTTGGTTCTTAGGCATCTTATAGTTTTCTACGATTTCTCGTACTTCACTCTGCTTGTATTTCCTTAGCATTCTGCGACCTTCTCTAGATTTAGATAAGTCATTAACCATAAGTTTTGCGAACGCCATACTGTCAAATGTCATTGCTATTGGTCTTTCAACCTTTTCATTACTGTTTTGTTCTGTCATATTTGCACCTCCTATCCCCAACTTTTAACACGATAGTTTGCTTTCTTCACAGCGAAGAAGCCTGTCGCATCATAAGTTTCTCTTTGTCTTTCTTTATTTTTCTTTTCTAGTAAGTACATATAGAATAATCCGTAAGCAAATGCAGAATATCTATCTTTCTCTACGCTTCTAGAAATTTGTTTAACGCTTGTTTTATTACCACTTTGTACATATTCAAGGTTCATAATTTCGTCTACCATTCTATCTATTTGGATAAATGGAATTAGTTGTTCACCTAAAAGCGTTGGGTCTTGTTCTTTAATAATCCCACGCATGTTGCTTTCTGATTTAAGCATGAATACATCTTTGTTGGCAATTGTTGCCATGAATACGTTTACAATATCGCTGTTATTAGTATCTCTTGATTGTGCTGAAATTAAGTACAACATTGGAATACTGTTAGGACGTTTGTATTTATCGTATCTGTCATCATTGATTACAGAGTATGGAGGGTTTCCATCAATCTCTGTTACCAGAATATCCGTTACCGCTCTACCGATACCGTTGTGGTCGAGAACTAGTACGCTTGCATTATACTCTACTACTTTTTGTTTCAAGAATAATGCCTGCTCATGGAAGTGAGTACCTTCCATTACGAACATATTAACTAAGAACTTCTGATAAGTTCCGTCACCTCTTGGTAAGCATTTGAATACTGCTAAAGATGAGTTAGCCGTTTGTTTACCTTCCGCACGTGCAATATCGTAAGATAATACGTACATGGCATCCTTGGCTTTCTTATCGGCTCTAAATTCTGCTTTCTTCTCTGTTCTACATCTATTAATATCTTCAACTGTTACAAGAGATTTTTCACTTGAACCAGTAAAGATACTACGATACTCTCTATCAAATGATAGTGGAGAATATGTAGCAGAGTTAATTTTTTCCGTTACATCATCTAAATCTAATGTACCGAATCTTGCACCCATTTCATAAGAACTACCTAATACGATTGTTGGTTTACCATCAACCATTTCATTAAATAATTCCATGTACTTCTCGTAACAATATGATTGTTTGTGAGAAGCAGTTGTAATGTAAGCTTGTGTCTTAGAATACTCATTTGGGTCTGCACCATGTCTTGTCATACGTGGTTGTGCTAGAATTGGAAGGATAACGTTGTTTATCGTATCTCTATCCATCTTCTCATCGACAATCTCTTCTAACGCAATACTGTTAGCACGTAGACCACGTGATGATTCTCCAACTGTTAATGTATCCAGTGAAGAGCCATTTCGGAATACTAATCTTACGTAGTCCTTTTGGAATTTACATTTCTCAAAGATTACCTCGTTCTTTAATAGAGGGTAATCCGTCCAAAGCTCTTCTACTTTTTCTTCTACTACTTTCGCACTTTGAGTTTTTGTTGGCATCGCCAAACAAATACTTGAATTTGGATACATAATGCATTTTAAGTAATGAGCCATTACGTCTATGTATGTCTTTGAAATACCACGACTTGCAACAATTCCTACTTTCTTTTTTCTAAAGAAAGCTCTTAGGAATACTCTTTGGAAAGGGGTTAATCTAAATCGTGTGTTTTCAGTTCTAATAAAATCAATAAAATAATCTGGGTATTCTCTAAAGAATGAAAGAGCTTTTTTAAACTCTTCTTTTACTTGGTCATATGAGCTAATGCCCTTATTCGTCTGATTCGTCACTTGGCATTACCTCTTCTCTCCATCCAACAGGAGGTTCGGTACTAGCAGGTTTACCAACTAGTCTCTGTGCGAATTGCATATACCACATTAACATGTAGTCAATATCATCTTTCGGTGTATCAATCATTTGTGGAGGAACGAATCCCTCTCTTTCGATTTCTGCCCAAACTTGTGCGAATGAGAAAAGACCAGTTGCTTCCGAACCACTCTTCTTATCTACAGGTCGCATACCTGCTG